TTTTAGTTGGGTTAACACTTATTTCAGAAACATTTGTGTATTGCGAAAAGTCTCTGTTGTATATTCTTATAATTTTTTGCAAAGGTGTTAATCCGTTTTGCTCATTGTATTCGCTATCTATAATAATACACACCCATCCAAAACCTGAAAAAGGCAAGTCAGGGTTTGCCCATCTACGTATTTTTAATATTCTTACATTAGGAATTTCTATTATATTGTCTGCGTAAGGTCGTTGTATTATTTTTCCCGGAGTGCTTATATAAACATTTTCTAATTTTACGTTTCCGTTAATACCTACTTCTTCTGCGTCAGAAAAATTATCTAAACCTGTATTTAAAGGTACGGTAAGATTTGGCATTATGTGTTCCCCTTGCCAACTAAACCTACTCCCGTACTTCTTTCTTGTGCAAATCTATTGTTTAATAATTGTATATTATTCTGACCTATTTCAAAAGCCATCTTTGCTCTGTTTGGCTTATTATCTATTTTCCATAAATTAGCTTCTGCAAAGTCTAACAAACAATCTATTAAAACTATATCTAAATCGCAAAACTCAGGGGTAACTCCATCTTCATCATCATAAAACAATGTAGGCTCTTTTATGTATTGAACAACAAAATTACTTGCTATAGTTAAAGGGTGTATATATATTTTATTGCCAAACTGATACCACATTTGAAAATCTAAATCACCTGAAAGATAACTATTGTTTAATCTACTTACATCGTTAGATTCAATTTTATCTAAAGTATGCATATGACCACCTTTTAAAGTAGATATAGTTAGTATGTCATTTCTAAACACCTTATTTTGTAAATCAGTAATTAAAAAATTACCATCTGCATCTGTAGATATAGTTTCTTGAAACTCAAGGTTTTTTAAATAATAATTATGTATAATTGTGCAAATATATCTTTGTGCAGTATCCAATGCATCATATTTCTGTGATACAGAAAACCCTAAATCTGTTTCATCTTCTACTCTAGACCTTAAATGCCTTAAAATCTCTGAAACTTTAATTATATTTTGACCTGCCATTAAATCTCCTTACGTTGGGTTGCCCGGAGGAGCAGGTTGCTTTCCGGGTACTCTATTAGAAGTTACTGAACCTTTGCTTTTAGGTTGATTAACTCTTGCAACACTAGTTATTTGCGTAGGAGCAGTATAACTTCCACCACCTGTTGCGTGGGCATTTCCTTGCAAGTAATCTGAAACATATGAACTAACATTCTCATCTGTTGGTGTTGTTGCATAGTTTAAATTTTGAGATGATTCTGTCCAACTATATGTTTGACCATAACCATCCATAACTATAAAAGACCATTCTACAAAAAGATTATCTTTAAATATTTGCTCTGCTAATAATATGGTGCATTTTTTTACTTCTGCTAATGTAAATGACATTTATTCTCCTTAATATGTATACCAACCTGCAAAACGGTTAGTGTTAAAGTTTATAGGTGTTTTACCTGTTGTACTGCCATCTGTTGTTTCAGTATATTGTGCAGTTCTGTTTCCAAATAAATTTTTCTCTGTTTCTTGTTGGTCATTAGTAGTAGGAGATGAATAACTGTATCCTGAACTATCCGTGCTAGGAAACGCTCCAAAAACACCTGCGTTTGCACCATCGTAAACTTCAGTATCGCCATATGCAAAAATACTTCCACAATGTGTATCTGTTAACAATCCTAGCATTTTACCATCGGAGTCTACTTGATTTACAAAGTGAGTACTACCATTCCAAGTAGGAACACTTGCAGTACCTGAGTTATCTTGCCCACCTGTCTGACCTATAGAACCGTACGTTAAACTTGTGTTACTTCTTATTATTCTGTTTCTATACATAATAACATCTATTTTACTCAACTTTCCACCTGATACTATAGGAGCATCTCCAATTTCAGTTCTTGTATAGCTTAAAGATAATCCAAAATTACCTCCTTCTGTTCCTCCTAGGCTTCCTGATGCTTTAAATAATCCATCTTCTGATACAGACGTTGCACTTGATACTGCACCTGAATATATAGGCGTAACTATTCGTAAATGTTTTAACGATACTTGGCAGTTATTTAATTTAAAGCCTTTAGATAGCCTTTTTCCTAAACTTGTCTCCATAGTAAATGTAAGTCTTGGGTAATCCATTTCTACATCTGTATCGCTTAAATTTGTGTATGAATCGTGAGATATTCCCTCTATTGATAATGTGCAGTTTCTTAATGTACAGTTCGTAGTAATTTCATAATCATTGTCAGATATATTTCCTGACGAACTATTATCTTTTCCGACTAAAAGAATAACTATATCTAAACCATTTAACATATGTATTCTGCTTAATGCCTCGTCTATCGTTTGTAAAGCAGAGCCTAGCGTCCACCCTTTGTTTGCATCGTTTCCGTTAACTTTATCTACATAAAAGGCTCTTGTAGACTGTTTAACTATACCTGCAGATAGCCTTAAATCGCCCAAAATATGTAAAGCGTCTACAGGGTTAGTAACATTAATGCCTACGTTAGTTAAATTAGCATTAGGCTTTATATGCATCCCTGTAGTTGTTGCTCCATCCTTAGTTGGGTATAAATGTATAGAACCCTCGCCTGTTGTATTTGCGTGACTTATAATTTGCGTTTCGTTAGAACCTGTGTCTTGTCTGTGCGTAGATAATACAGAACCTAATGTTGTTTCTGAAAGCATAGTCTTAAATCCTGTAGCATTAGATGTTTCTACAGATAATGCAGGATTACCGGCAGGGTTAAGATTTTTGATAGACAACGCAGGGGGGTTAGCAGTAAAAGTTGTGCTATCTGTATATGTTCCAATATATACACCCTTTCCCTTAGTTAAAAATAAATCAGATACGTTACCATCTCCATCTGAAATTTGTCTAACTTTAGAGTTGCTTAAAGAAGATATTGCTCCTGTACCCTCTACTATAGAATGCAACCATCCTGTTTTAACTTCTGCTAAAGTTTTTGTTGATAAATCTGCCATTTACTCTCCTTAATTTACGTCTTGCCAATCAGATATTAAATCTATAGTTACACTTGTACCTTCTTTAATATCTGTATCCCAATTTAAATTTGCTCCTGTTCCTTTTAATGCGTCTTGTGTTTTAAAAACTATTACTTGATTTGAATCATCTATCATACATTCATAACCACATTGCATATCAGAGTCACCAATAGGCGTTTGGTCTACATAGACAAATGAACTCGCATAACTTATATTTCTTGTATATGCTTTTATAGCTACTACTGATTTTAGTACTTGGTATCTATAAAATGTATTTGTTACTGCAATTGCATCTGTTCCGTCAGTTGCAGTATAATTAATAACTAAATAAGGAGAAAATGTGCCTCTTCCTCTCCAATTATTGTAATGTTGGTCTGTATCATAACCTAGTTTTACAATTATCATTCCAACAGAATTTAAAGTGTAGGGAGATAAGTACATATTTTTTCTAATTTCAGTTTGACCTCCTGTCATAGGTAATGATGTGTACATAGTGAAATTTGGAAAATAGTGATATGTAAAATAAAATATTTCAGATACAACTTCATTTACTCCATAAGTTACATTGTAGGCATCTGCCTTAACTCGTATTTTTGCCTGAACCTCTGTTGAAAAATTATTTAACTGACTTAGATATTCTCCTTTATTGTTTATTTTAAAAACTCTATTAATTTCATAATAGCCACCGTCTGTCCAAATAACATCTTTTTCATCTAATTCTAATTTTAAATAACCTGTGCCACCAAAAGTAGCACCTTTATCACCAATCCATAAGCGTATTTCACCATTTAGTATGTTTTGTGTATTTACATTAAACTGATTTGTAGACAATCTAAATTTTAAAATACAAGTACCATCTCGATGCAATGGGGTAATAGTAGGATTATTAATAATCCCTGAAACACCTTTATTTTTAAGCGTAATTTTTTTATTGCCTGTCTTATTTGAAACTAAATTTTCCATTTATTCCTTTTAAGTTTATTGGGGGGAAACCCCATCGCTCCCCCCAATTATTAATGCGAGAAGATTAGTTACGCAGAGGTAACTATTTTCCAAGCACCTGCACCATCGCTATCGATGTAAAGTTTCCCTGTATCTGTTCTGACACATAAAGAACCTTTAACACCGGTTGAGTGGTTAGGTACGCCTGTACAAGTATAGAAACGAATAGCACCTATAAGAGTATAAACGAATCCACCTGCATCTTTCTCTGTAATCATACCAACAGTTTTAGTGTCGGCACTACTTTGTGATGTAGCCATCTATTTATCCTCCTTAAGCGTAATCTTCGTTACCACCCACTAGAACGCCTTGCATTCTTGGATTAGTACAAACTAACTGACCCATCCAAAAGATTTTAGCGACTCTAGAGTCTTGGTTAACAGGTTTTTGAAAATCTTCAAACGCAAAGTTTCTCTTAGAGTGTACTTTAAAGTCAAGATATTTTGTATTTAAGAAATACATTTGACCTGCAGGTACGTGAGAGTCTACTACAACAGTAGCACCTTTAAATCTTAAAGTTTGGAAACCTGCATCTGCTAAATCAGATGAGCCTTCAAATCTTTTGTTAGATTGTAAAGATGACTCATAAGCATCCATAAGAACCTGAGTAGTCACGATTAAATCAGGACTATCATTATCTATTGTACACTTACCGTACATTTTAGTCATATCTTGTACTATTTGAGATACTCCGTTTGTTGCATCTAAGTGGTCAGACCATTGAGCATCATTTGCATCTTGACCTGTGAAAAAATTAGTCTTAGCATCCCACCAATCATAAGTAGAACTATTAATTCCACCTAATTCTCTACCTGTACCGATAATACATCCATCGACACCTGAAGTAGGAGTGTATGGAGAACTAGTATTCATTTTTGCACCACCTAAAGCAGTAATTTCACCTGTGCCGGGTGCAGTTGCACCGTCACCATTAAATAGTGAATTACCAAACATATCTTTAAGAGATTTCTCTGCGTTACGCATTTTGGATTTTAATAACGATAATACTTGAGAATCACCTGCGTTTTTCAATTCATCTTCGCCTGAAATAGAAATAGTAGCATAAGCCATTTTCCAATCCCATTCTGCAGAAGTAATTGGGTCAGAAGGTGTAGTATCAAGCACATCGTAACCTGAGTAATATCCTTGAGCAGTATTCATTCCATACTCTAAAGGTGTAATAATTTTCTTACCACCATCTAATTTTTCTGCATTTTTTAACAATCTAAATGCTAAAACATTAGAGTTGAAGATATTATCAACCAATACAGGAATAAATTTGTCTCTAGTCAGAGAACTCAGAGCATTATAATCTAAAGACATTATAATTTCTCCTTATTACGTATTGAAGTATCGAGTAATTTCGGGATTGTCCATAGTAATTTCTTTGTAATCAGTAATAGGCTTTCCTGAACGGACTTCCTTAGCACCAATTTCAGAGTCATTAACAACACTCCCTTCATTTCTCAATCTATTGTTATGCAATTGCTCGGCACGATTTTCTTGTGTCATAACTTTATCATAACTCCATAGCTTGAAGGATGCCTCCATATCTATATCGTCATCAACTATAACACCTTTTTCGTTGCAAAACTGCAAAAAACTAACACCGTCATTTTCTCCTTTAAAAAAGTCAGGGTTATTCGCTTTAATAGAATCAAATCTATCTCCTATAGAGCGTTCTAACTTTTCATCTTCTAACCGTTCAACCTTATCATATAACTCATTCAGTCTTGGGTCTTCTTCAAGAACTTCTTGTGTTTGTTCGACAACTTTTTCTTGTTCAGGAACTTTGTCAAAATCAATTCCATACTCTGAATCTAAGCCTAGTTTCCCAAACTCTTTTTCATCGCCATAAAAATATTCTTTGACGTGTTCTTTAAAACGTTCATCATTATCTAACAGTTGCAACAATCTGCCACCCTTGGCAATTGCTTGTGCTTTTTGAGTATTAGACTTAGTCCAATTCGACTTATTATCCGAATTTTTCTTCCATTCTAACACTTGGTCTATTGAAAAAACATCGTCACCAACGTGTAATTCGTACTCTTCTTCTGAATCACTTGTTGATTGTGGTTCTGCAGTTTCAACAGATTCTTCCCTTGAAGCGTCACTTACTTCTGTAGTTTCTTCAACTTCAGAAGGTTCTGCTTTAGAGTCAGACTCCATTGGAGTTGGGGTATCATCGACCTTTGATAAGCCACTCAACTCTTCAGGTGTCACTTCTATGTTGCCGTATTCATCAGGCATAATAACATCTCCTTGATTGGTTATTAATTAACAAATTTAAACTTTTTTAGCAGGTGCTTGTTTAGCAGGTTGTTTTTGCTCGGCTTGTTT